TTGGATAATGAGTATTTTTATAGGTTCCGCCCAATAGAGTTTAGATATGAGGATAAGGACGGTAAACCAATAAAGAAATGTGTATCTGAAGAGCTTAGGAATCAGGAAATTGCCCTTTGTACAGTATCTGAAAACAACGATCCTATGGATGGATTAATGTCAATCTATTGGGAAGGCGATGCTGTTTTATGGAAGAACTTAATAAAACATTATGCTCTTTGCCTATTTGACAACTTAATTAAATTACCATTATATGGAAACGATGTCTCTTTTTCGATTACAGATGTTAAGATCAGTTTAACTCCTGAAGACTTTAGAAATGTAGAAATTAAAAATTTGTTTGAAACCTATTTAGCTAACGTACTTACAAACAAAAATATAAATTTTCTAAAAGACATTCTAATAAAGCTTCATAAAGTTAATCAATCAACAATGAAAGGCTTACTGGGAATATTTCAAGAAGATTTCTCTTATGAATTTTCGAAAGTTATATATCAAAGTGAATTTAGTAAATTTTATAGATTCCCAAAATTTAAAACAAAGGATAAATCAAGTATATTTTATTTTCTGGAAAATGAAGATGAACTAAATCTCGAAAGTATATCAAATGTCATTGGTAACATTGAAATGAGTAGTATTTTAATTCAAAGAAAAGAGAACAAAGAAGTAATACCAATTTCCAAAGAAAATTACATCAATATAACATTGTTATTCCATAATTATTACATTAAAGCTTGTAATAGATTTGTTTTTCCGATTCATTATCTAGCGTCTTTCTCTAAACATTATTCAAACATAACAATGTGGGGACATTATGCCTCTGGCCATAGAGGTATTTGTTTAGTGTTTAAAAAAGATAAACATCTAAAGCTCACGACAAGACAAAAACTTCCCTTTAAAGAAGTCATATATGAAGATAAAGCAATTGAAATGAATTTTTTCACAAGTTTGGCAGCTCTTTCACTATATAAAATTGACAAATATTGGCTAGAAGACGGAAATTCCTTTAGTAAGTATGAAGGTATCTCTGTATATGATTCTGATAGTTTTCGTGATGATTACTGGTCACGTTTCAACAGAAAAACACAAACAAAAACTGAATCATGGAGTAGCGAGCAGGAAGTCCGAGTAGTATTTTCAAATCATTGGGGTCCTGAAATAGAATATGCAGCTAGAATAAAACAATATGATTTTGATTGTCTAGATGGAATTATATTTGGCATAAAAACACCAGATAAAGTTAAAATTGATATTATATCTGTGGTAGAAAATATATTAAAAGAAAGAAGAGATACTCGAAACTTCAATTTTTACCAAGCAGAAATAGATTTAGAAAAGTATAAGATGAAATATTTTAAGTTGAATATAAGCCTCAATGATTGAAAATCACTTGTACTATTCCAAGCAAACTCATAAAAATTAACCAAGAAGGTTAATTTACAATTGACATATTTTACATACAGCACTATATTAACCTCACAGGTTAATTAACCTCACAGGTTAATTTTCATAATAGGAGTATGGAAATGGCAACCAAACTAGGACAGGCTTTTAGAGATCTGAGACTAACTAAAGGCGTTACTATGGGTAAAATGGCAGAAGCATTAAATGTAACCCCACCATTTCTTTCAGCCATTGAACACGGTAAAAAGAAGCCGAGTGATGAGCTAATTGAAAAAGTTATTCAGTATTTTGAACTAAATGAAGAAAAAGCACATTCAATCAAAGATTTAGTAGCTAAGGAAATAGGAGAAAAGAAAATCTCCTTAGATGGATTATTGGAAACAGACAAGGACGACATACTTGCCTTTGCTAGAAAATATACAGGGTTGGGAGAAGATGCAAAAAATATGATCAGGAAAATGCTTGATGAAAACTGAACGAGCCCCAGAAGGTTTTAGAGTTAAACCAAGGTCTGTAGATCAAATCAGGAAAATAGCCTTAAATCTAAAAGACATGTTGATACGCAATAGGGATTATGTCCCTATTGTCCCCCTACTAGAAGCACTAGCCTATAATGAAGTAATTGATTACGAAATTATTGAAGATTGTGATATTGAAAGTGATACATGGGGTTATACGTTACTGGGAAGGAATTCTGAAGGAGGGATTATACCTTTCATTAGAATTCCCAATAAGGTTTATGCGGGAGCTTTAAAAGGCGATGGCTTCCATCGATTTACTATTGCTCATGAGATTGGTCACGCAATCCTTCATAAAACAGATTTATTAATCAATTTTATTCGTGCTGAAAGATCAACCTCACACAGGAAGGAAAAAAAATGGTACGAAGATAGCGAATGGCAAGCGAATACCTTCGCATCAGAGCTATTGGCTGATATAAGGAGTATAACAACAGCTGATAATGAAATAACAATTTCTAACAAGTTTGGTATATCTAGATCGGCAGCTAGAACAAGAATAGGTAAATTAATAAGAGATAAAAAAAGACTCAATCAGCGGGCACTGAAGAGTCTTTATAATAAATAAAAGGTTAAATCTGTGGGATACCAAAGGTACTAACCAACATAAAGATTTAAACTAAATTTACATCTGACAGTGCAAATTTTAGTTCAATTACAAAAAAGAGTCAATCTTTTTAAATATCTTTATGTCTCCCACTAAGTTAGGAGCAATTACTTGAAAAATACGAAAGTAATATATGTAAAGTGGATTACTCGTAGAGGTAAAAGAATTTATGCCTCACAATACGGGAAAAAAGCATTTCGCTTAGAAATTCCAAGACATAAGTTTAAAGGGTAATGACCGTACCATCCTATAGAGGTTTGCCCAACCTCTTTTTTCATCTATTCGTGGAATAGTAGTATCAAATACATAGGAAGTATTTTAATGGCAACAAAATACACACAAAGAGAAATATGGGCAATCAGAGAAATAGCTCAAAAACATGGTAGCATATGCTATGTTAATGATTATAATTTGGAAAAAGAATATTTTGATCTGACTAATATTGATAGAAAAAGTGGTGCCATTTATATGGCGTACTGGAGAATGCAGCAAGGTAAATATGATCATTATTTAAGGTAGATTTTCATAGTTATACGAGAGGGTACTCATTACCCTCTCATTGTATAAAAAGGAGATACATGGATATTAAGAAATATCATATTGAATGGAAGGAGTATTCTTGTAATGATTTTTTTTGAGATTTATACAGAAAAAAATATAGATTCAATGTATTTTTTTTGAATCCAAGACTGTCTTGAAATAAAAGGAATTACTGTCCGTTTTTACAGGAATATGCAATTAAATAAACTTAACCTAAATATCCTCAATAGAAAGTATTTTTTTATTATTATATTCTATCTTTTAATGTAACTAATAGTTCATTATACCTAATATTTTTCATATGCCCTTTTTCTCCATTCTCAAGTAGTTTCTCGATATAATTTATAACTGTCCTTATGGCAATTACTTGTTCGTTAACATCCTGCCTTTTCCCAGATATTTGTCCTGCTACGGATTCTAAGTATCTTTCAAAAAATGTTATACCTTGATTACTTATATTATCAAAATAAGAAAGATTTTCACTTCTTATCATTTTTTGAAATAAAGAAGTATCATCAAAATACTTATTATTTACACCCTTTAAATCATAGATAGCAATATATTGATCTATATACTTAAACATTTCTTTAATATAAATATCGTCAATTTTATATTTTTCTTTGGTGACCAGTTCTATATATTCATTTTGTATATCTTCACTCATTTCAGGATTTTCTAGTATAAACTCTGTAAGACCAGAAGTAAATCTTTCTAATTCAATCATACTATTTTTATAAGATTCTATATATGATTTAATATATAAATCCAAATAATTCATATCTAATTCTCCAAGATAATCTGATGCTTTTATACGCTGAAATATACGAAATGCTCTAGAAATATCTTCTGCTTTATATCTACCTTCAATTAAGAATTTAATGATTCTATCAAATAGATCTTGTAATTCTTCTTCTTCCATAGAATAGAATCTTTCCAAAACATCTAGTGATCTAACATATAAAGTACTATTATAGTCTAAGCTAGTATCCAATTCCTCTTTTAATAGATTACTTTTAATACTTGTCCCTAGAACGATATACTTAAATAACTGATCAATATACTTAAAGTTCAAACCTTGATTCACTATATATTTCTCATAGAAATTAAGTAAAAATATTTCTTTAGAATTAAGAATTGCATTAGTATTATTTTCTGAGTCACCAGTTAATTTCCTAGTCTTCCCTTCATCATTTATCTTATTTACTATCTTGTTAATTTGAGATTCAATAATTTTAAGAGAATCATAATTATCAATTAAAACATTACATGAACTTTTTTTTTCTAGTATTAGAATACTTATATTTTTAAAAATGAACTCGAAATATTCTTTATCAAAGAATTTTTTATTACACTTTTTAATTTCAAGCATTTGATCAAGTATTATCTGTACAGTTCTCCAATTTTTGATTTTTAATTTTAATATAATATCTAAGATATAATCCTTATGTTCTTTCATACACATATATCTTGTATTCATATTCATTACAGATCCTAACTGTTCTTTTTGATTAGGTGTGAAATTAATTGTATGCCGGACTACTTTTTCTTTAATTTCTTTATATAAAATAGAATTAGATAGTTTAGTTTCATCACAAATAAAAATTGTCCTTAAACCTATTTCTGTAACATATTTATGAATATTACCAATTAATAAATTAATTTCAGGGAGTATTGCATATCGTTCTAAATCGTCAATAACGATTACATATATTTCTTCTTCCTTTAAAGTTCTATTTTGTTCTAATAAAGATTTAAGCAATGAACCAATTCTTATCGGCTCTTTTTCATAATCACGGATATCAATTTTTTCAATAAAAGAGTAATTACAGTTCCCTGATTTGGTTTTCAACTTTAGATCATAGATGATATTTTTTACAACTTCACCAAAAGATTTTACACCTTGAACTGAGGTATATAGCAATGTAAACCTTATAGATTTATCTTTTTCTTTTCGAATATAATTTCTAAGATAGTTGTCCAATTCGTTTCTTACAAAATATGTCTTGCCGCTTCCCCATTCTCCATCAATCATATAGGCAAAATCTATTTTATATTCAATATCCAAATAGTTTTTAATTGTTCTGATCAGATTTTTCATACGCTTTCGCCTTTTTAATTATAAAATTATTTTTATATGCCTAAGTTGACTATATTGAACCTCTGAACTTAGGTTGTACTTATTAATTATATTTTTCCAGTTTTGTCCTATATCAGTATTTGAATAATAAAAAAGTAAAATTTGTTCGTCGATAGATAATTGAGTTCTTAATATATTTACATATTCGGACTTTTCCCCTTCACTTAGATATTCAGATTGTTCAATCACGTTTACTGCTTCATACATATTCCGAAAATATGAACCTAATGAGGCAGAGCAGCTCCTAGAAAGGTCCCAATTATACTCCTGTTCATATCTTGTTATTTCATGCATAATCCGACTTTCAAACTGATCATCAAGTTTAATTTGACTATCAATTTTTGTAATTCTTCCAAAATACATTAATTGAAATCCTATATCATATATTATCTGATCAGATAATTTTTCTTTGATAAATAGGTAATCAATATTACGTGTCAATAATGATATACAATTTTCTAGTTGTTCCTTCATATTAGCTAAAGCTGCTGTTCCGACCAACTTTTTATTTTTGCTTCGTTCGTAATTAGATATTTTTATTCTATTTAAATTGTCACGGTGAAAATCAAGTAGTTTAAAATATAAAGTTTCAATTTTTTCAATCTCTTGAGAACTTCTTTGATTAACAAAAACTGTGGCTACAAATAGTGCACTAGCGATAGTCCCAGTTGTACCTACTAATCCACTAAATAAACTGCTAAATATAGGAATCAATTCAAAGTCAAATTTCCCTGAAAATGTTATAAAAGACTTGTTAAAAATTATTAAGAAATAAAGTATAATAGTTAAAAATAAAAAGACGAAGCTAGAATACTTCAATACACTTTGAAAAATTACATACTTTAGTCTACTGTTTCTTGCCATTCTATATTCCAATAATTAATTATTGTTTTCTTCATATATTTTCTTCAATACTTCGATAGAAAGACAAGGCTTCTTAATATGTAACACTGCATGACAATTCGGACATACTGGTCTTAAATCCTTTTTGGGATCAATATTATGAATACCAGTGAAAGAAGTAATTTCTTTTAAATGATGTATATGAATGATTTTACTTGCAATCTCACCATATACATTTTCCATCGATTGCCCACAAACAGCGCATTTATATCCATATTCTTTTATACATTCCTCACGGGCTTTTTTATTTCGCTCAATAGTTTTTGATAGTATTCTTTTTATTGCCCCCTCATTGTATACCTCTTCATTAAAGTTCTTATCCAAAATATTACTCGATTTAGGATCAGGGCAACGAAGTAGCCATATTATTATTACTGGACTATTTTTAATCACAATGAATGGGATTGCTAAACCATGAAAAACAAATGGATCAGTGTTTTTTTCTCTACAAAAAATATAAACATTTTTAGTAGTAATTAGTTCTTGTATTTGTGGTTGTTCAAATACAGTTTTAGATTTGGCTTCCCAGTGTAGTATTTCAGGTGAAACAAAATAATTATTATAATCATGTCCTGTTCGACCACTACTATCTATATTAACAAACAAATAATAGTCACTATTATATTTGTTATAGCCTGTATCCCAATTCCCACCTTGCTTATTTTTAGGTACTTTAATTAGAGAGTAAATATCTTTTTTACTATATGTAGTACCACAAGAAAATAAACTCATATATGACTCCTTACTTTCCCATTTTATTTATATTTTAATTACAAAAACTTCTACAATTGTACTTGATCCACAGATGCACATATTATATTAACACGTTTCAAGTATTAATATTTAATCTAATTGAACCTTATCAGTGCTGTTTACATTTCTGATACACTTAATAAATATTGGATTAACAATATTTATTTCTAATGGAGTAGTAATGCTGTCAAGTTCTAAGAGTTCCTTACTATCAAAATCTAAAAATCTAACGTTTTTCTGTAAGATATGAACAGTACTTTACAACAGGGCAAACAAGATCTTCATGCATTTCTCCACTCAATTTTTAAGAGGATTTATTCGTAACAACTTATACTTCCTACAATTCTCAGTTTTAAACAGGAGCCAAAGCCCCTATTACAAAAAAAAGTGGGGGTATAATCTCGTAGAAAAGAAAGCAATGTTTCCCAAGAAAAGAACCTAGTCGATAACACACAACTAAGTTAGTAGTAAAGTTTAGAACAATTTAAAAACATTTTATTTTTCAATTCATACACTTATTGTTACTCAATTATCGATCATTTTGATTCAAGTATTAATGAAGTAAATAAAATAAATTACCGATCGATTTATTTACAGGCTCGAGTTCTAGCTGATAATACAATTTCATTACTATAATCTTTAGTAATATGCTTTTATATTTCAACACTCTTCTCTCCCAAGTAATGCAACTTCAATATGTCTAACAAATAACTGTAGATTATAGAATTTACGGTTAAAAAAACGTTCTATTATCCAGTAAGACATTCCAATTACTGGTATCCAAAAAATAAAAATCATTAAAGCTTTCCCACCATCAAAAGTTGCTCCAGTTATATTAATTGTTACAAGACTGATAATAAATGGAATATAGACTAATTGAAAAAATGAAATCGGAGCTAAGGGTTTAAATTCTGGATTTAAAATCTCTAAGTTAAAATTAGCAACTCTCTTCGATATTTTTAATTCTGCTTCGGTAATCTCTTTATATTTAGTACTAACATAGAACATTTCATGTGATGAAGGGTTTTTCTTTACTCCAGTAATTTTATAGTAAACTTTCTTTGTATGATACTGACGTCGAAGAACTAGGATAGTCATAAACGACAGAGAAACTACCAATGCTAATAAAAAATAATTACTCATATCCTTATAGTAATCCTTGTTAATTAAATACACTGTTAACGATATTAAAATATTAGCTATATTTAATATCTGTGATGATACCATCAGTATATAATTAAGAGTGTCATATAGAATAGATTCTTCATTATACAATGAGTATACTTTTTCAAAGATGCCTAGTGAAGGTGAATTTTCTAATATATTGTCCATATAATCTCCATTAAATATTATTTAAAATGATTTACATTATCCTGATTAATATAAACTATAGTGCTTGCAATGCTTCTTCTAAATCTTCTTTCAATTCTAATAACCGGATTTTTCTCATATTACTCATTTTTGAATTTATTACCTTTATTTCAACTTGTCCACTAAGTGTAATCCCCAATATTTATATCTCTTTATAAGTTTCCTTTATAATATGTTCACAAAATTTAATACCCAATTCATTAAGACTACCTCCCCGAGGAATACCAGGAGAAGAGCCATTAGCGTTCCCTCCTCCTATAAATGCAATTGGTATTTTTATTAAACATGACTGAACTATAGATGAATAATCTAGATTTGCTTCTTCACTATTTAATTTCAAAAGAGATATATTAGTTTCAGTTTCTTGTTTTTTCATTTCAATATCATAGTACTTTTTTAGTAAAGGAAAACCGACTGTGGGATGAATATTATCGATACTAAACAAAAGAGTATTATATTCATCAATAGTAAATATATTCTTATCGAACGTTTTTACAAATAAAAGTCCTAAAACCTTAGCTTTCAATTCAGATTGGTATCTATCTAATTGCACAATTGTGTTTTCAATTAACTTATGCATATTTTGGTTATGAACTAAGAGTTTTTTTATTTTTTCCATATCATTACTTGATATTACTTGATTAATTACACCAATGAAGCAAGCATACTTTTTAACAAAAAAAGCTTCTTGAATATTAGAACGTATATTATTTAGCGTATATAAACTTTTGAGAAATGGTATTTCTTGAAGTAAACTATCGCTACTAGATATTCGCTCAATCAAACTATCAAACCCCATTTCACCATATTCAGTTAATACTTCTTTACTTCCATTCAAGAAAGAATTTATTAACTTATTTTTTTCATCCATATCTTTTACAACCTTATTTGTTATAGATGGTCCCTATTTAAAGGGGAATAGCTATACCTTTTATTAATATATTGGTATCAATAATCAAGTTTATCATTTTGATTTCCTTTTAATCTGAATTATGCATTTTATTAACAATATTTTAGCAATATTCCCCCTAATTCATGTAAAAACTTTCTATCAAAGGACTTATCAGTTTTAGTTTCATGTAAATATCTCCAATCTTCAAAGGTCCTTGAAAATGCATGTAATTTTGAAAGAAATGTTTCTCTATCAAAACTCATCCTTTCAATAATATCTTTTCCAATATTTACTTCTAATTCATTAAATAGTTTTTCAAGATCATGACCTCTAGTCGCATTTCCTATCAAATATTTGAGAGCTAATTCTATTGAAAAAGCATAGTTAACAGCTGCTGGTACAGCTAAAAATTGGATATTGCCTTCAACTTCTATTTGCTGCATACACCTTTCACCAGCCAAGTAAAATGAGTGGGCATTTGATTTTAATAACTGATTATTCATATAAAATCCTTATCAAGATAATTATTCTCATCACTAAAAAACTTCTTCCAGGTATCTATAGTTGTTGAAATTACATCACTTACATCTTCATCCCTTCCATTAATCTCAACCACATACTTATATTGTGTAAAATAACCCGAATAGGAATCATCATCTCCAGCACCAAAAGTTCCAGATACACTACATATTGGACCTTTTTTGCCCTTTACTATAGGTACTTTTTTGAAATGCTTAGCTTTATTAGCTAAAAGTCGAATTGTAAACTGGTAAGGATTTGTTGAAGGAAAAGTTCTTTTTTTATAGTAAGGATTAAAATCTCGAGGTATTTTGTCACTAGGTTCATATGGATTTAACAATTTTAAACAATTATCTTTTCCACTTTCTGAAATTATTTCTTCATCTTTTAAAGTCCAATCAAACAAATGATTCAATGAAATTATGGTATTTATCAATCCATACTCATATTCAGGATATGTATTCCTTTTTGAAGTTTGTTCCCAATTGAAAATTACCATCTTAAAGTAATCATTTATGTTTAATAAATTGAACATTATTCTAACCTTCTTGTACTAAAGATAAAAACAGGGGCCAAAGCCCCTATTACAAAAAAGGGGGGGTATAATCTCGTAGAAAAGAAAGCAATGTTTCCCAAGAAAAGAACCTAGTCGATAACACACAACTAAGTTAGTAGTAAAGTTTAGAACAATTTAAAAACATTTTATTTTTCAATTCATACACTTATTGTTACTCAATTATCGATCATTTTGATTCAAGTATTTATGAAGTAAATAAAATAAATTACCGATCGATCTATTGGGAAGGAAAATCAATAACATTTCCCCCTCTTTCCCTTTAGGACTAACACTATCCAAACGAAGAAACATCTTCCCCATCTCATACAATTCTACCACCCTATCTCTAGATAGTTCAAATAGAATCTTGAGAAAATCGTTGATTAACTCTTGTCTGCTTATTCGTCCGAGAATGAGATATTCAACAGGACAATCCAATGCTTCAGCAATTAAAATGGCTTGATCAGCCCTTGGGAGAAGGATTTCGGACTGTAAAAAGGAATCTATAACAGAACTTTTCACCCCTGTACGATAGATCAATTCTTTTCTAGATACTGATTTCTTTTTCATTAAATATTTAAGTCTATTTTTAAAGCTCATATCAAAAATATGTTTACAGTTTTATAATAAATCAATTACACTTTCTCTTTTTATATAATATCTATATCATCGTATCCATTGCATTTAACATATTGTTTAATTTCTTCATGTATTTTGTAAGAGATTTCAATCTTTCTATTAGACCAAAGTTTTAATGTATCAGCATTTGCATCAATATTATTCTTAATTTGACGAAATACTTTACATAGATTAGAAGTTAAAAGTTCGAATAATGATGGTTTTCTTTTATCAAAATTCACGTATTTAAATATATCAAGAATGATTTCTAAGATTTTTTTAAATGGCTTTCCAGAATCTTTTGTATCTATATCATTCCAACATTCATCAAATATCTTGTATAAAAAAAGTAGATTATCTTCACTAGTAGATAAGTGATTATCATTAACCATTGTTAAACTTTCAATTCTATAACTATGATCATTTATAAATTTATCTGTATTTGGTTCACTTATACTAACAAGTGAAAATCTATGTTTGGCTTCCCCATTGAGGGGTGATTGCTCCCATTTGTATCTTTGTTTAATTACCTTCGTAATATCTTTTATACTTTTTAATAAAGAACTGGTCTTTAAAATGATTATACCTTCTTCTGAAATTACAACTTTTCCATCGTCTTCAGCATCAGAATAGGCTAATTGAATAACACCATTAGGATAATATTCCTTATTTTGAGTATATATATTCTCCGACCAATCAATGGCAGTTAGAACATTAGGGTCGCCTATACTATATCCCATCATCAAAGTGGTAGATTCATTAATTGTAAAAGATAGCTTTTGTAAATTATAACTGTTTGGCCTAAACAGTTTTATATAGTCTTCGTTAGTTATAATTATTGAATTTGGATCAGTTCTAATTCCATGAAGATGGTATATGGGGAGTACTCCATTTTGGGTAATAAAAGAATCTTTAGTACTTAAGGATATAAAATTATCAGGCAATAAACTTTCTAATAGCAAATCGTAGTTTGTTGTAATAATCCATTCAGGTTTTAATTCTTCAACATGAACGCCAAAACAAAATCGTTGCATTTGATTAGAATACCAACAAGTTAGTTGGGAAATCAGATTCTTCATCCTTGTTCTAGCTTCTGCTACTGGAATATTATCCTTTTTTGCTATCTTTTTGCACATAATTGATGCAATTTCAGGACAAGAATGAAATTTTATCATTTTTTCATCCAATTCTACATTCATATTACTACCAATTTCTTTAAGGAGCTCTATCCATGTTAATGGTCTAGCGTTCTGATCTAAATTCTCTATTTCGAAAAGAGCTTTTGAAAAACCTGATCCAATAAATAATCCCAGATTACCAAACCGTGCAGATTCTGCTATTCTTTCGTATACATCATTTTTTGTCATTGTTTTGTATCCTTCAATGAAACACCATCAAATCACAATTGATTATCAAATAAACTATTATATTAAAGATAATGTATCTGTATTTCCTATCTTCTACGTTAATTTCTTTCTGACCTTATCCAATCTCTCTAACAACTTCTTATAACTTTAACCTCTAGCACGAATTAGTAAACTATATCGTTCTAAAATATTTAATTCTTTCTCATATTCATTATTTTTCTAAATAAAGTAGCAAGCTGCTCATAATACCAAGGAGCCACACCTGTTTCTGTTACTCTAGATTCATCTTCAACAGCATCTAGAATGTCTAATAATAAAATAATGGCATTAATGACGTCATTATCTTTTTTATATTTTTAAATCTGATCAATGTAATCAGAGTAATGCTTTCCTTTGTAATATCCTATTTTAGACATAATCTACTCCCGCGATTTTGAGTAAACAATTTTTATTTAACATTAGCTTTTTACAACTTCATATGTCATAAATATGAAGTATTAAATTTCCATCCACTCAATTAACGAAATTTCACCTAATTTTGTTAAAGACCAATACAAATGCTCTATATCTTGTTTATCTTTTCTTTTTTTTATGCAAATCAAACCCAATTTTTCAAAACAAATTTCAATTTTATGAAAATCCTGATAATCAATTTTAAATTTGTCGTTCATTTTAATAATGTTCTTGCTTAATTGTGTTGTAAAGATTTTAACAACCGATTCTTCAATATTTTCTGTTCGCAGAAATGGTGCTATTGTTAAAAATATTTCCTTATATGTAATGGTTAAATCTCTATTACTAACACCAATTATTCTATCATTATACATTGATTTTTTAAGAACTCTTCCTTTAATGCAAATAGATTTATCTAATTGATTTTCAATATCTTTATTTGACATAGGAACATCAACATCTATGGCTTGTTCTGATAAAGTATTATCCTGAGTAAAAGATGTTCTAATCCATCCATCTAGTATATATTCCTTATCAATATCAGCTAATGTCTGAACAATAGCTAATTGCAAATCTTTCTCAGACGAAACATATTTTACAACTCTACTATTTACCAGATTTAAAAATTCTTCATACTTAGCAACATTCTCTTTCTCATAAAAGTTATTATCACTTCTTTTGTTTCGAACATATTCATCCTCTAGGATAATTGTGAATATAGGGAAATTTTTTTTACTCTTTTTATATATTTTTTCTCGTTCTAAGGCATATTCATACTCAAGGTGCGTATAACTTTTACCAGTTTTTATATCAATACTACCATAACGTTTACCCAAAATAAGTAAATAAATATCTGAGTCATCTATCCATCTATTAATTGTCTCTAATTGTTCTTTTCCTGGTTTAAAAAGTTCCATCCCTGCAGGTATATGATTAGCCATTAATATAGCCTCTACAGCCGCATTTCTTTCATCTATTAAATCTATATATGTTGAAGAAATAAATACCTGATACTTCTTTTTCAAATCACGCCCCTATTTTCTATATTTTTTGATTTATCATTTTATCACAAGCAAATTAATCTAAGCCTGATCAGCCATCTTCCCCTCATCCAACTTCTGAAAAACCCTAACCATCTCTAAAAGCTCTTTTATCCTACTACTAGATAATTTCGAAGCTTCATTGCATAATTCCCTAATTATTGACTTCTCACCATATGAGACAATATTTTCTTTCATATATATATCATCAATAAAATCTTGCCTTTTATATTGAGTATTTTCCTTTCCTGTAACTAAATACTCTAAGCTAACGTTCAAAGCTTCTGCTACAGAAAATGCAATGTCAACTCTAGGTATTTTAGACTGACTACTTAACCATCCCTCTATCGTTCTATAGCTTAATCCAGTTAGATTTCCTAAGTCTTTAGCGGTGATGTCCTTTGCTTTCATAATAGAACGTAAATTAACTTGAAAACTCATACAACACTCCATAAGAACCTATTTTCATTGTATTATCGTTATGTTAGCACGCTCTTTAAAGTAATTATATGTAATTCCCTCTTGACAAACACTTCCTATAGAGTAATCATATAGAAAACACGCCTAAAGGAGTGGATATGATCACATCACAAGATAGTATAAAACTAGACACTGTAATTCGGGTTTCAAATGATGAAGCTAGACGTTTGAAATTATTCTTGAGTAAAACAGGTCGTAAACGAGCACCATTTGTCAAAACCTTGCTTATTTCATCCCTTGAAGAGTGGGAGAAATCTTCTAATCTAGAGAAGGAAGTATAGTCATGAGCACAATAGCCTACTCCATCCTAGATGAAAAAGAAGCCGCCGACTTTGTGCAGCACCTAAAAGCACTAGAAGCTAAGATAGACATAATCCAATCACGATCCTTTCTCACCAAAGAATGGTATTCACGGGAAGAAGTAGCGGAAATGAAAGGATATTCTATCAACCTAGTATCAACACAGCCCCTATTACTACCAAACTTTGGAGTACCTCACAGACTGTCCCAAGGCAAATGGGGGTTCCATTGGAAGGAAGTAGCAGAATGGCTTCCAAAAGACTATGACCAGATTCTTGCGGAATATGAAGGGCAAGAGCCATGAGTGATATTATAAGCTTTGATAACACATCCTTTGGGAAAGTTCGAGTAGTCTACAAAGAACAACAGCCTTGGTTCATAGCGATGGATATATGCCAGTCACTAGAAATCACACCAAGGGATAGTGTTAGATACTTGGATGATGAAGACAAAAGCAATGTGTCTAGTAAACACATTGGTCTATCAGGAGGAAGAGACCTTCTTATCATCAATGAATCTGGCTTATATTCCCTTATCCTACGTTCTCGTAAACCTCAAGCCAAAGCCTTCAAACGATGGGTAACCTCTGAAGTACTCCCCTCTATACGTCGAACAGGATCTTACAACAGTAAGAAGATACCCCAAACCTTCCCTGAAGCTCTACGAGCCTATGCTGAAGAAGTCGAAAAACGACAATCCTTGGAGATAGATAACCAAATCAAAGAATCCAGGATCAACAAACTTATTCATACAGGTAAAACCTATACCATAACAGAACTAGCAAAGGAATTAGGATTTACCAGTGCTTCAAAGCTTAATAAGCAACTTCAAAAACTTGGTTTTCAATACAAAGTGAATGGCTGTTGGGTATGCACTAGCAAGTATTCTGACAAAGGATATGAACAAATCAAACAGGAGGAACGAGGTAATAAAATATTGTATTACAGGAAATTAACAGGTTTAGGAAGAGATTTTGTTACAACCTTGATTTCACAGGAAGAACACGATGAAGACAAAAAAAGCTGACCAACGGCCAGCCTCTCAACAATTTAGAAGGTATGTGAATGACCTTCATATATCCATAATACTAACAAACAAAGGATATTGCAATGGAAAATTATGATGATTACTTACTTATCCTTAGAAAGGATCAATACGACGATATTATGCAAAACCTAAACTCTATTGATACCGACCTAACCAAAGCAAACACGACCTCAGAGTCGCTTTTGAAAGATATAACAAATAAAAGGAGGTTAAAAAACATACACACCACCTTCAAGAACACTTATCTCATCAATAAAAGCCTATTGAGCAAGCGAATCTTGAAGCAAATCGAACAATAAAAACAGTATCCCAACAATTTAGGAGAAGTGTATGAATCTATCATTTATTAAACTCGATATTAACATACTCAATGACACCAAGATCAAAGTCATTCGAAAGATGCCTGACGGTGACAATATGTTTGTCCTATGGGTAGGAATACTCTGTCTAGGCATGAAAAGCGGTCGCCCAGGAGTACTGGAAATCGGTGAAAACATTCCCTTCACCGATGAAATCCTGAGTGATGAGCTGGACATTCCCCTCAACACGGTAAAGCTAGGATTAGAAATGTTCGAACGATTACGAATGGTGGAAAAAGTCGAAGAGGGAACCTATTTAATTTCTAACTTTGAGAAACACCAGGAACTTGAGAAAATCGAGAATATGAGGGAAAAGGAACGTCAAAGAAAGGCGAAATACAGAGAAAAATTAGCCCTTGGATTGTCTTCAAATCAGGATGTCCCACGGGACAAGACAGGGACAGAACAGGGACAGGACGAGGACGTCCCCATGCCGTCCCCCGAATGTCCCGCTACAGATAAGAATAAGAATAAGACAAAGAATAAGAACAAGAGTATATACACAGGGACAGACCTGGAAGAAATCATCCAATTCGCTAAGGACCAAGATTTCAAACCTGACTTTCGTAAGCTACTCCCTCACATATCAGCCTATCGTTTGGGAACAGTACTTGAGGAAATGAGTTTCTATTCTAAATCAGAAGTGAAGGAAGCCATTACCAACTATATCCAGATCATGAATGATCAGGATAACTACAAATTAGGATTCCGCTACCAGGACCTTCTCAGCTTCTTGGAAAAGGGGATTAATCTATTCATCAACGATTCAGATCCTTTCACCGTTTACCGTAAGAATCGCGAACTACACCCCAGAGAAAGCCCTCAGGATTCATACCAGGATAATTTTTGGGAGGAGGTAGAAAACCATGACAGATCGTGATTTTGTGGAAGGACTAAGACAGCGGTTCAACAAACTAACACCTGTTGATGCTAGGGATATTCTTGACGGTGTAAGACGATTTACAGACTCAGGAAGGAGTAAGTTATTTAGAATCTTCATTGACAGCTATGATTCATCCTTTCCCCCAAAATGGGGAATGATCAACAAGATTGCAAAGGTCAATGAGATACCTTTCCAGCAAAGATATAGCTCAAAAGTCATCTTTTGGAAGTGTAATAACTGTGGATGCTTATTTGAAAACTCTCCTGAAATATCCCGTTGTCCAAGCTGTAATGAGAATTATGAAAGGACTCTGTACACAGCAGAGACCTATCCAGAGGAAGTTATGCTAGAAGACGAAGCCCTTAAGCGACTGCACCAGTACAAAAACAGAGTAGAAGTAACCCCAGAATTGAAGAAGCAACTTAGTTTTGTGGGTTTAGATAAGAGCAATTAAACCTAAGGAATCAAAATGTATTATATAGATGGACAAGCTTTTTATGATTATTCGGCTATTCCTGAATGGGTAAGGTTAACACCACCGAGAAGAAGATTTCCCATTAAAGCAGAAGGACCTAAAGAGGATAGGCCCCTACCCAAAGGAGAAATAGGATTACGATCCATGAGAGGCTTAAAATGTGTTTATCCAGATTAAAAAGGAAAAACCAATTCCTTTATAAGTTGGGGATTATTTTAAGATTATCCATAGTAGCAATTCCCTTTACCCTATTGGTAATTCTAGCTACTACGTTGTATTTTAAGGGGCATTAGGAGTGAGTACCATGGGAACAGAGACAAACATAGATATTGAAGACATCAAAAAGAAGGTAGCCAAACTCTTGTCATTATCTGAAAGCGATAATGAACATGAAGCGAACCTTGCCATGTTACAAGCGAATAAATTACTAGCAAAATACAACCTCGAAATGTCTGATATATCCCTGGAAGAACCAGACCTGATAGAAGATTCCCTGTTCAAATCTTCTAAGAAATGGGAAAGGCGAATAGCTGCAGTCATCGCAGAGCTTAACTTTTGTTCAACCATGCTTGTTACATATTCCACAGGTAGTGTTCAAATAGTATTTGTAGGAACGAAAGACAATGTGGAAGTAACTAAGATCATGTTTAAGAAAATCAGATCTCACTTCCTACAGAAGTCAAAATACTATCACCCAAGATTAAGAGATTCTTACTTAATGGGTGTATCCATCAGCATTATAGGAACTGTGACAGAAGTATTATCCAAAAGAAAACAGCCAGACAATACAGAAGAAAAAGGATTACTAGTCATTCAAAACCGATCGAATGAGTATGTAGAACAACTTACCAAAGGGAGAATGAGAAGATCCAGACAATCAACGGTCATTAAGGAAGCTTACTTAAAAGGCCAAAGGGATGGACTTCAAGCTCCTATATTTGATGAAATAAAGAGGTAACACCATGCTAGTAGATTTAACAAATGAAGAAGTGGACGTATTGCTTCAATATATTGATTTTACAAAGACCCTTGATGATGATCCATTCTTCCAAAAGATATTTATTAATGATCCAACTTTTCCAGATAAAACGATAACAGTTAAAGAAAAGTTAGACAGACTAATCTGTAAAGAACAAAATACTGCTGTTTATAGCAATGACATTAGGAATCTAAACGATGGTCTTCAATGGTTGGACAAAGCCGTTAGGACCATTAACTATGGAGAATGCGGTATCAAACTGACCCTCAAAAGAGGAAAGATCTCATTGATAGATCCCTTTTACAAACCAAGGTTTCTACCAAACGAAGCTTAACTAAACACAAAGACAAATTACTAAGATAGCCAACTAGGAAAAACCAGGGGCAATGCTAAGGATAACTATATCCTTTCATTGCCCTTTTTTATTACAGGAGGAACACATGAAGGAATTCACTATAACAAAAGCCCCAGAAACTGATCATGTCATTATCAAGATTGAAGGAGCGGTAAAGCCAGCTCTTTATCATTCCAATAAGGAAATGACAAAACATTTCAGAGATCAAGCAGAGGTTTTAGCTGATCAATTGATTAAAGCCTTACCTGCCCAAACCTGTATAGAACTATTCAAGAATTTACAGGATAGATTTCTAGCTCCCATTGAAGATTCTATTCGCCTACCTGAAGAATCAATGGAGAATTACCTATGACAGCAAAGGAGTTTTTAATCATTGAAGAAAAACTCCGCAAAGCAGGGCCCATCGGATTAACCTCTCATGAATTGTCCCATATCTTACAGACCTCAAAGCCCAGAGCATTGAGGTTATTGTTAGATATAGGAGCCACATTACCCATTAAACAGGAAGTGAGGTATTGCAAAGGGGGATCCGTATTGGTCTTTAGGATGGATATCTATGCGAGAGTTCAACAGCTCCGTTCTAGTTATGAGGGTTATTTGAAATGAACGACACAGAATACAAATGGCTGAGTATCAAAGACAATTATGTTCCAGGCATTAAGAAGTTTATTGCCTTCTGTAAAACCAGAAGACTGGATCTATCATCAAGTAGTTTGATCCAATTCAAACAGTTCTTACGAGAACAGGGGTATGCCGTAAGAACAAGGAACCAATACATAGCAGGAGTGAAAAAGAGGTTGATTACCCTATTTGAGGAATCAGACGAAGCCTTAGATAATGTCAAAGCTTTTAGATTCTATGAAGGAATACGTAAGGTCAAACCCGATCCTATTAATTCCAAAGCCATCAATCTATCTAAGATACTAACACCCATTGAGAGAAACAGAATTATCCTATCATCCTCCTTGAAAGCCTCCCTATTCATTGAGTTCATTACTAAGACAGGGCTAAGAGTATCCGAGGTATGTGTTCAACGCCAGCGAAGGATTGAAGCAATCGATGAAGAACATTCCTTGATCAGGGTTGATGGTAAGGGAGCCAAAGAGCGAACTGTTCAAGTCAAAACCATCTTAATTAATAGGATTGTCAGAGCTTTTGAATCAAAAGTTTTTCTCTTTGAGACATCGACAGGAAAGGCCTACACTAGGCAGCAGGTCTACAAGATAGTGAGACGGGGAGCTAGGAGAAAGATTGGTCCTCATGTCTGCCGTCATACCTTTGCAACGGAAGTACTGAGGCAAGCCCCACAAGCAAGGAAAGCCTTATCACTCATGCTTGGTCATAGTTCAATCAAGACGACAGATGATACCTATGTGCATATAGATCTACCTTATACCCTCCTGGATAACTTGTACACTCAGACAGAAGGTTTACAAAATGAACCTTAAGTTGACACAAAATGTAAACCCTAAGCTGTTTTATGCTTTACTGCACCCTAGGTTTACACTTTTGCCTTGCTTTTGTGGAAAAAAGGGGTTCATAACGTATCTTTTGAACCTGTTTTTTCCACAAGTAAAGCAAAAAGGGTCCTTCCAGAGGGGGTTTTATGGATATCGGGCACAAAGCGCGCTGAGATTTTTCCCACACAGATTTTATTTAGGGTTTACAAAATGGCTGAATTGATAGGAGTTTCAGAGTTTGCCAATCGTAAGAAGGTTACAAGACAGGCGGTCTATAAAGCCCTCAGTTCCGGACGTATTGAGTACAGTAATGAAAACCCCAAGAAGATTGATTGGGAGCTCATGTCTTACAGATGGGAAGAAAGAGATAGGCCTTCAACAACAAGTGAGAAGACCCATGGATCCACCAAGAAAGAGAAGGAATATTATGACACTCAACTCAAGAAACTCGAGTACGAGGAGAAATCAGGAACATTAATTACTAAGGAAACTGTGGAGGATGTACTCTTTGATTTCACCCATCGCATGAAAGAATTAATAATGGCTATCCCCATACGTTCAGCCCCCCGTTGTCAGTCTGTCTTTGTAGATTATGTAGATTCTATATTAGGTGAAACTCTAAGTGAAAAAAAGAAGGAAGAGATACTGGAGAGGTTAGATGTAAAGGCTATTGAACGGCTTCTTGAGGAATGTTTGGAACCTGAAATGCGCTCCTTACTTGAAACAGCATCTGAGGAGGATTTCTTTGGGAAAGACTCCTGATCAACAATGGGTTCAAACTTTACTATCTAAATACATCTCACCTGGGAAAAAACTAACAGTAACCCAATGGGCAAATGCTAACCGGTACCTATCAAAGGAATCGAGTGCAGAGCCAGGAATATGGAGAACATCCAGAACACCCTTTCTTAAAGGGATTATGGATAGCTTATCAGATCCTAAGGTCAAAGAAACATGGTTTATGAAAGGTTCCCAAACCGGAGGAACAGAAGCAGGAAATAACTGGTTGGGATTCATAATCGATCATGCTCCCGGTCCTGCTATGATGATCATGGGGGATGAGCAATCAGCAAAGGACAATTCTCTCATACGTATTGATCCAATGATTGAGAACTCCCCTTCCCTCCGCTCCAAAGTACGAAGCGCGAGAGAACAGGATTCTGGAAACACCAGGTTAATGAAAAGATTCCCTGGAGGATATCTTTCCATCATTTCCGCTAGATCTGCAAGCAAACTAAGATCTAAACCTATCAAATATCTATTTGCTGATGAAGTGGATTCTTATCCCGGTGATGTGGGAGGTGAAGGAGATCCTGTCAAACTAGCCCAAAAGCGATTGAGGACATTCACCAGAGCCAAGTCATTTGCTGTTTCAACACCAACAATCAAGGGCCATTCCAGAATCGAAAAAGGTTATGAACAATCTGATAGACGGAAATATCATGTTCCCTGCCCTCATTGTGGAGCAAAACAGGAACTGATTTGGGAACAAATCAAATACACAGAGGACAATCCCTATACCACCTATTACGAATGCAAATCATGCAAAGCTAAGATTCATGAACACCATAAGGAAAAACTGTTACGCGAAGGAGTTTGGGTTGCAACAAATCCTAAGGCACGAGAAGGTATTGTAGGTTTTCATTTATCCTCACTCTACAGTCCGTGGACCTCGTGGGCAGAAGTAGTTCAGATCTATTTGGATTCTAAAGACGATCCAGCCGCTTACATAACCTTTGTAAACCATGAACTAGGTCTCCCATATGAAGACAAAGGGGAAGCGCCTGCCTGGGAAAAACTCTTCTACCGAAAGGGTGGATATTTAAGAGGACAAGTTCCTGATGGCGTTCTATTCCTTACTGCTGGTGTGGATATACAACAAGACCGGATAGAATGTGAAGTCGTTGGTTGGGGGCGAGGAAAAGAATCTTGGTCTATTGATTACTTCATATTCCTAGGAGATACCAGTACAAAGGGAACCGGACCATGGAAAGAACTATCTGAACTACTTGAAAGGCAATTTGAACGCGTATCAGGGGGATCGATGCCCATATGGACAATGGCAATTGACCAAGGATATCGCAAGACTCAAGTCTTTGATTTCTGTATGAAATACACCCAAAACCGAGTCATTCCAGTAAAAGGGTCCTACTCACTTCAATCAGTTATATCCAGACCACAACCGGCTTATCTTGTCGTATCAGGTAAGAAAACCCAAATATCCTTATACCGTTATGACGTTGGTGACGGAATCATTAAATCCGAAATCTACAGTTATCTAAAATCTGAGCCAGAAGAAGGAGAATATCCTCCTGGTTATTGTCATTTTCCAGAAAACTATGATGAATCCTATTTTCAAATGTTAACAGCAGAACAGTTGGTCCAGAGGGAGAACTCCAAAACAAAAGTGATTACCTTTGCATGGGAAAAGATAAGAGAAAGGAATGAATCCCTAGATTGTCGTAAATATGCTCGATCAGCGGCGGCTTTAAGAGGAATTGACTCCTTTTCTGACAAAATATGGAGTCAAATGGAAGCCTGTTATCCAACAGGAGAAGAGAAAGTGCAACAAAATTATTCCACTAAACCCCGCAAAACAGCCCGAAAAGGGCGCAAAATCTATAGTTCTGGCATTAGGTCTTGATAAAAAAGACCGGTCAGGTATTTTGATAACTATGACGAAGGCACAGGCACAGGAATTGGCTCAAGCCAAAGAAGCGCTTAATCAAGCAATACAAACAGAAAGAGACATCATGACAGCTCAATCCTACGAGCATAATGATAGCGGAAGCTCCACTAAGGTGACAAAAGCATCCCTCAACCAAGTAGCAGAAAGAATTAGATATTGGAAGAGAGAAATAGCTCGCTTAGAAGGCCGTTATGCCTACAGAGGAAGGAAAAGTTGAATATCGTTGATTCCATTCTTAAGTCAGTATCCCCTTCAACCTACCTAAAACGAGTTGCTACTCGTAAAGTTATTAGTGCCATTGAAGGCAATTCTTCACGCAAAACCAAACGATCCAAAGGATCAAAAGGACTTGAGACAGAATCAAACGAATATGCCAACCTAGAAGCCCTTCGGGACAAATCAAGAAAGCTTTTTAAATACAATACCACAGCCCGAGGAGCCATTCTCAATAAGGTTACTAATGAAATAGGAACTGGTTTACATCTCAATGCTCAAATCGATGCTTCCATTTTAGGTATATCAGAGGAAGAAAAAGACCAATGGGAAGAACGAGTGGAAATGTGTTTTGACCTATGGGCTAAGAGTAAGAATGTAGATGTTAGAAGAATATCTAATTTCTACGAACTCACAGACCTCATAAGCCTTTCCCACTTGATTGACGGCGATGCCTTTGCCTTATTTCCTAAGGTTCAACGTACAGGAGATATTTCTCCTGTAAAGGTCCAACTAATAGAAGCTTCTCGTTGTTCTAATCCCAATTATGGAATGGACAGTAAAACAATCGCTGGTGGTGTGGAAGTTGACAAATACGGCGCGCCAATAGCTTACCACTTTTCTACAAGCCAAGATTCTTATGGTGCTGTTAAAAGCTGGAAAAGAGTCGAAGCTTACGGAAAGAAAACAGGTCAAGTAAATGTCGCTCATGTTTTCAAACCATCCGCACCAGGAGACAGAAGAGCCTATCCTTGGATAACACCTATCATTAAGAGTCTTAAAACTTTGGGAGATTATCAAGAAGCAGAATTAGCCGCCGCCGCAGTTTCTGCTCTATTTACTGTATTCGTTAAGAATGACACAGGAAAAGTCACTGACACTATTAGTGATTATCCAGGGAGGGAAAGAGTCACAGTCACCAACGAGGAAGAAGATGACAACGATACAAAGAATCTTCACCTTGGAACTGGGGCAGTCGTCGGACTTGCCGATGGGGAAACCATTGAAACAGCCAATCCTTCCCGACCAAATCAAGGATATAAGTCCTTTATTGATGCCGTATTAAGGGAAATTGGAATGTCTCTTAATATTCCCTTTGAAGTTCTTGTCAAACACTTCACTAGCTCTTATACCGCCGCCCGAGCCGCATTACAAGAAGCCTATAAGGAATATAAAAGAGGACGTTCCTTCATCGCCAATGCTTTTTGTCAGGTGGTCTATGAACATTGGTTAACCTGGGAGATCTACTCAGGAAGAATCAATGCTCCTGGTTTCTTTAGTGATCCCCTTAAAAAAGCAGCTTGGTTAAATGCCGCATGGATTGGTCCTTCCGTGGGAAGTCTCGATCCTTTGAAAGAAGCAAAAGCTTCAAAACTCCTTATTGATAATATCCTTTCTAATCATTCCCGAGAATCTATAGCCATTCATGGGGAAGATTGGAACAAGATTTTGAAGCGGTACATGGTTGAACATAAAAAAATTGCTTCGATTACCCCAGAAAAGGAAGTTGTAAATGTATAAGAAACGATTCACACCCTACTTAATGACTCAAGATGCAGTTAATGAACTACAAGCCATACAAGCTGATTCTGATTTTCTGAAAGCATTGATTACAGAAATGAGAGAAGGTTCCAATATTGATCCCTTACGTGTAGTAAATGGGATAGCAGTGATTAGTATTGCAGGAGCTGTAAGTCGTTATATGACATGGTATACCTATTTTACTGGTGGATCCGCTTATGACATTCTCACAAAGGTTCTTGAACATTGCCAGAATGACAGCAAGATCAAGGCAATCATACTGGATATTAATTCTCCTGGGGGAAGTGTGGATGGAACAGAACAGTTCGCCAATTATATCTCGAACTTTCCTAAACCTATCTATTCTTTTATTGATGGTCTGGGAGCTTCAGCCTTATATTGGGTAGCCTCTTCAACTAGTAAGATATTCGCAACTCCTACTTCTCGTATCGGTTCTATTGGTGTTATAGCAACCTTTATTGATGATTCCTTAGCCCTAGCCAATGAGGGATATGAGAGAATTACCTTCACCTCAAAACATGCTCAATTTAAAGCTCCTTCCCCTACCTCTGATATTGGAAAAGAAGAATATCAAAACATGGTTGATGATATCGAATCAGTTTTCCATGAAAGGGTGGCTTCTGGTCGAGGGGTTACCGTCGAAGACGTAAAGAAAGAATACGGCCAGGGAAAAGTATTTATTGCATCTAAAGCTCTAGAAATTGGGCTTATTGATAAAGTTGTTACCTCTTTTGAAGAGGTGATTGAGGAAGTAAAAGACCAAATCACAAAGGAGGATGATCGTTATATGGATGAACAAGAACTTAGATCTAAGTTTCCAGACATAGTTCAGGCTATTGAAACCAAAGCGGTTAAACAAGAGTCAGAAAGAATCAAAGGAATCGAAGCCCTTGAAAGTATGGATGGGGCAAAAGAAGTACTAAGTACTCTTAAATACGATGGGAAAACCAGCCCAGAAAGTGCAGCTCATGCCATTGTGTTAAAACAGAAAGAAATGAGAGATCATGGAATGGCAAACATCTTAGAAGATGCTTCAGCAGTTCCCGTTATTGGACCAGAGTCCGCTTCTGCTATTGGTTCCAATGAACCAACTCCAGAAGCCAAAGAGGATCGCTTAGTCTCTGGTTTTCTTAAAAGACACAAAAGGAAATAACCATGATAACAGAAGAAGTCAACAGTTATGACCTCCTAATCCTAGGGGGAAATGTTAAGACCTCTAGAGGGACTCTAGAACAAAGCGAAACCCCCTATGTTAGGGGTACCGTACTAGCAAAACTATCTGATGATCTATATGGCGTTTGTAAAAGTGATCATGAAACAGAAGTAAATCAAACACCGAACTGCATTCTACTGGAAGACGTTGATGCCACTGAGTCTAGTGTTGATAATATTGCCATCCTGTTAGCTGGCGATGTGGAAACATCCCAGGTTGTTACAATGGATCCAGACACTACGGACACACACAAAGAGAGCTTAAGAGCTTTGTCTATCTATCTCAAATAAACCAAAAGGAGACCAATTACAATTATGGGTTATTTTACAATTAAGGCTCTTTCTAGGGCTGTTGTTGGGATAAGAGAAAACTTTGGATTCCTTAAAAGTTTCTTCTTTACTGCACCCGAAACCTACTATGAAGAAAACATTGTCATTGATGTTCAATCAGCGACAAGAGAAGTTGCCACGTACATACACCCCGATGAAGAATCAGCTTTGGTAAAACGAGATGGCTACAAAACTAAAACGGTTACACCTGATCTTTTGTCAGAAAAGATTCCAACAAAGGCAACTGATTCTGTAAAAAGACTTCCAGGTGAAGATCTATCAGGTGATACTATTACACCTGAAGAACGAGCCTTTGAACTAGCCGTCATGGATGCTAAACAGTTATCAGACCGTCAGGAACGAGCCGAAGAAAAGCAGGCTGCAGAAGCCATTTTCACTGGAATGGTAACAACTAGAGAGGGGAAAGTTTTCGACTTTGGCATGAGACCAGAGCACCAGATTGCTATGGTGGGTACTGATCAATGGAATAATGAGGCTTCCAATCCAATTCTCACCATGAAAACATTAAAGAAGCTTATACAAATGAACGGTGGACGAACTCCTAATTCCTGCATTATGGATGCTAATGCATTGTATGATTTTCTCTCTCATCCAAAAGTAAAAGATTCATTCATGGATGTACGTAACTACAACATGGGTAATATTTCACCACAAATCATGGAATTAGGGGGAGAATTAGTAGGAAGATTAAACATTCCCGGCTTAATTTTGGACCTCTACACTTATGAAGCCACTTACGAGAATAAAGGAAAATCAACTCCTTACGTTCCCGAAAACACTTGCTGGATGGGATACCGAGGGGCTCAATATACTCCCATGTATGCAGGAGTCGCTTTGGATGAAGTAATGTACAAAGGTGTACGAGTCATTGACAGCTTCAAAACAAAAGATCCTGATCGAAGATTTATCCGATGTCAATCAAGACCTCTTTATGTACCCAAAGAAATTGACACCTTCGGTGTAATCAAAACAAGAGTGGCATAGGAGAATTAAATGGCAAAGTATTATGTACATAAGACAGTTTTCAAAAATGGAACAGCCTATGACCGTGGGGCTCCAATCGAACTCACAGAGGATGAGTTTAAGTCTTTGAGTAAGACAGGACATGTGGGAGCAGATACTCCCAAGACGGATAAAAAGGCAGTTAAAGTGTCTGAGGTAAAGAAAAACATTGTCGACGAAGGTAAAAAAGATGGCTCTAAAGGATCTAATCAATAAGGATGGAGCCAAACTATTTAGTTCCACTGACTTTGAGGACATCATTCTAAGGGCTACCGACAAAGATGATGTGATTATTAAAGGTCGTTATTATGAATCGGAACAGGTCGTTGAAGAAGGTGTTCCTAAAATAGTGATGACACCTCATGTGGTGTTTTGGAAAAGTCTTATACCGGATAACTTCAATTTTAAAGATTATCAGGTAATTATTGATGATCATATTTGGGATGTTCTTCGCAAAGAAGTGACTCGATTCAAAGTAAAGGTGTTTTTAAGTTAATGAATTTCTTGCCTGATTATAAGATAGATGTTGAGAGTATCTTTGACCTTATTAAGGCCATTCCTAAGATAAGGATCAGACTACTTTCCTTTATATCTAAAGATGCAAAAGATATTCTAAGACATGATTTTTTATCAGGTCAGGAGATTCAACTTAGAAGCACAAAGAAAGGATTGATATCCTATGGGCCTAAGAATAGAACAGCTAAGAAGTATGTATTAAGAGCATACCCAGTTAATCTATTTGAAAACGGCAGAAGATTAAGGTCAGGAGAAAGGGAACCTGGAAGGGATATATTTAAGGCAAAACTTCCACCTCGTGTTCAATCACGCTTAGGAGACAGGATTAGAGCTTTTGAAAAAATATTGGAGCAAGAGTTAAGTGACTAACTACATTAATGACATAACAAATGAAGTGGTAAAGGGAATACTCTCCTACTTTAAGGAAGAACTTCCCGAAGAACTAAACAACCTGAGCCTTATAGACTGCAAAAGCTATTCCCTGAATACTTTTGAGTCTAATGATGACAATGATCTTCCTGCCATGGCTATTGCTTCAGGAGAAGTACACCATGGGGTATCTGAACAAGAGAACAAGATATATATAGATATCATTCTTCCTAATTCAGAGAATAAGAACATATATCTATATCAGAAGGCTTTAGTTAAAACTTTGACTAAAGATCACCATTTAGGAGGGGTTGTTATCGACTGTAAGGATATTACCGTTGAACCAATCCCCTTTTCAGCCAAATCAAAAGGAAAGCCTGTGGTATTAATGGATTTTACTACAGAGGCTTCAAGGGAAGGATAAAAATGAGGAATTCTGGTAAAGATGGATTCATATACCATCTAACAGAAGGGGCTAAAGTGGTAGGTGATGGATCTACCCAGATTACAAAAGACTCCTTCTATAAGATCTTAGCTAAAGGGGCAGGAAGTGGACTACCAGAGCCTGTTCCTGTTGGATATCCTTTTTACTGTTCAACAGACATCACTTTAGCAACAGGGGACAGTATTGCAGAATGGGTATTCAGCAAAATGGGAATTGCTAAAGATATGGACATGTCTTTTTCCAAAGAAAATATGGATGCTACCACACAGATTGATGAAAACTATGCTTACGTACCTGCAAAGTTTTCCAAGAACTCTGGAACTCTAAATGCCATCTATGAGTCAACAGATGAAACCGCCAAGAACTTACTAAATAAGTTCTTCCCTAGTATCGAAGATGATGGAGCAGGCTCCTACACCTTTAAATCTGTAAACTCTGATGTTCTTTGGTTTGCAACTACCCTTTTTGAAACAACCGAAATTGGTAAGGTAGAAGTCACCATATTCAAACCTTGTATGATCAATGGGGGAAGCTTGAAAAAACCCATGGAGGGAGTATTAGAGTTTAACTTCAACTATGATGTTGATGGTTCTCAAAAGCCTCTAGTCTACTATCGTAAGGTGGCCGCTTGATGAAGTTAGCCTATAAAGAAGGAAAACTATTCAATAGTGATGGCAAGGAAATCGAAAATGCGGACATAAATAAGGTCTATAAGGGTCCTGATTATTATGTACTAGAAGCTAGTATCCGAGTCGATATGAACCCAAAAAAGACAACCAAATCACCTGCTAAAAAAGGAGAAGATAATAATGAGAGTTAACGCTCCCAAAAACTATACCTCTATCTCTTCCAATTTGGAAGAAACCTATATTCCCAAGTTCAATGGGAATCGTGATCTACCAGCTTCCGAGCAAGTCATTGTAACCCTCAAGCGACTGACAAATGGGAAAAAAAAGAAGCTTAGAACCTTTCAGTACGATCGAAATACGGAAGGAATCACCACGATGACTCAGACGGAACAATTGATGACAGATCATGTTCCTTCTATAGATAACTTCTTTGTGGGAGAGGTAAAAATTGACAATGGTGAAAAGTTATTCAATACCAGAGGAAATGATGCTTATTCCCTACTAGTTGAATTAGAAGGAGAACTGTTCAAGGATGAACTAGAAGAAGAGGAAGTTGAAGACTTAAAAAAGGATTCTGCCTCGCCTATCTTGGATGGTTCAAAGAAGACTGGCGAGAAGAATTCTCAGAAGGAATAGTCCTCTGTCCAGGTTTCTGGATAAGGCGTAAAGAAGTAAAGAAATACAAGACTGAGGCGTTTTTTGAAGCCTTAGAGATATACCAAAGGTTTAACCTTCTTGGTGTATTGCCAAATGGGAAGGGAACGAACCAAGAAAGACCAATTGTCATTCAAATATTGATGGCATTTGAGTCAGAAAAGCGAAAGCTTGAATCTTGGGAGTTGAAAAGATCAAGGGAAGGAAATGGCATCTAAAATAGAACTAGAGATTATTGCACAATCCAAAAAAGCTATTGAAGATATGAAAAAGTTCGGAAATGAACTGAGCTATACAGAAGATGTTATGCAAAAGTTCAAGAACTCCGCCAAAGAATCAGATCTCAGAGGCTTCGAAACTCGTCTTCTAAGATCAGCCACAGCGGCTAATTATATGGGAGGGCAAATGTCCTCCTTGAGAACCACAAACAATATGTTATCCGGCCAAATCAAAAGGATGATCAAAAGTGGTATTGATCCTAACGATAAAGCCATTAAGAAACTATCAATCACCTATAAAAAGAATGAAGCTCAAATTAAAAAACTTATTATCCAAGACAAAGCCTTAGCTGTTGCTAAAAAAGCCGGACAAGGAGCAGCATTGGGAACAGTGGCCGCGTTAACAGCAGTCACTGTTGCTGGGATGAAAGGCGCCGCTGAGTTTGAAAGATATAGAAAAGAGTTTGGCGTTCTCTTTAAGGATATGGCTAAAGGGGCTAGTTACTTTGAAAAGCTCCAAAAGTTCAGCGCTAACACACCTTTACAGATGGATGGATTATCCAACACAACAAAGACCCTACGAAGCTATGGAACAGAAATAAAGGACCTAATACCTCAAATCCAAATGTTAGGTGATACGGCTCTAGGAAACCAGGAAAAATTAGATTCCTTAGCCAGAGGTTTTGGAAAGATCCAAACAAAGGGAAAAGCATCAATGGAAGAATTGAATATTATCATTGATGCAGGGATTCCTATACTTGATGAATTATCAAAACAGCTAAATGTCTCAAAGAGTGATCTTCTGAAAATGGTTACCCAAGGCAAAGTCTCCTTTGATAATGTAAATCAGGCCTTTAAAAGTATGACTTCTGAAGGTGGACAATTCCATAATGGAATGAAAGAACTCTCCACTACCCTTTCAGGTAAACTCTCCACAGCTATGGACAATGTTAAGATTGCAGGAGCTACCACTTTTGAACCAGCTATTGAAGGAGCAGGTGAAGCTCTCGATGCCTTAACAGAATTATCCAAGAATTATGTAGCCTTTTTAAAACAGATAAGAGGAGAACGAAGTTTTGACTTTTCAGAGTTAGATGAAGCCAAGAAGAAAGTACTTCAAAATGCCACTTCCTATGAAGACCTAGGTTATATGAATGGTATGAGTAAGGGCATCTATGAAGCCGCGAAAGCCACAGAGAATTGGGCCGAAGCTCTTAAAAAAGCTGATGAAGCTTACTCACTTGAAAATCAAATTAGACAACTCAAAAAACTCGACGAAACAAGAACAGAAAGCGCAAAGATTTCGATACAATCCGCATTAAATGACTTAAACAGTGGCATTGGTGAGGGTGATTGGTGGGATACTTTTGACACAGTCGAAGAACAATTTGAATCGGCGGTTGATAGCATAACCAATGATATGGGCCAGTTGCTAGAAGGTCTTGGAGGAAAGGATTTAAGAATAGCCATTGCCTCAGGTGATGTGGAAGTACTCAAGAAAGCCCTCGAGAATCTTGAGTTAATTAATCCAGATCTCAAAGAAATGCAGGACCGACTTAACCAATTACAATCAGGAAAAGGAATAATCACCCCAGAAAAACAAGAAGATCCTTATGAAGGGAAAACATGGCGTGACTGGTCTGAAGATATCCTCGGATTTGGACAAGGAACAGGGGCGGCTAATGCGGAATCATTCATTGAAACAATTAATACAGGATTAGAAACCCAATCAGCTATAGCTCAATCATTAGGTGAAGAGTTTGATCTAGTTGGGGCTAAGCAAGAAAAAATAAAAGCCGTTATCCAAAAACTCCTAACTATTCCTAAAGATCAAATAGACCAGGCTTTCCGAATAGATGACAACACAATACAAAGATTGGTAGAAGCCTATAACTTGCTTGAATCTGCTAATGAAAGCTCTATGTTAGACCAGATGTATAAAGATGCATCTGAACAATTAGATAAAATATCTATCCAGGAAGAGACTCTAGCCACAGCAAGAAAAAAGCTCATTGAACTAGAGACAACTGGCCACAATTTATCAAACCAGGCTTTAGATGAAGAAATAAAGAAGTATGAAATTATAGTATCTCAACTAGAAGATGCTTTAGATATAAAGTCAAAGATGTCAGACTCTGACAAGTCAATGACAGATTACGCAAAAAACTCAGCAGAAAGTGGGGAGCTTGGAGAAGTTGGGCAGCTAGCAACTGGGGCTGATCCTATTACATTGATAGTACAAGCCCTTGTAGATTTTGCAACTTCCATTGAAGGTGTCAATGAAGTACTTAACCCATTTGCCACTATTTTTGAAGGAATGCGCTCCCTCATTGGTCCTGAATTAGAAGAAGCTCTTCGACCTGTAGTCTACTTGCTACATAGCGCAGGAAATAACATTGCCAAGCTTTTAGTACCTCCTATTAGAGCGGCTGGTTTTGCAATCAAGGTGCTAGTTTCAGCGATAGAAATAATACAAACACCAACTAAGTTCCTTGCTGATATATTCATGTGGGCTGGAAATAACATAGTAGCGACTATTGAGTATATAACAAGTTTTGGGACTCGAAGTAATTTTACCAAATTTAACTCAAATGCCTTTTCTGGATTAGATGATAGGCTTGATTACATATGGAATGGAGCCTCGGAAAAAGAAAAAGAAAGAGCAGAAAAATCACTTGAACTAATTGAAGATCAAATAGATACGGAAAAGGAAAAACGACAAGAATTACTATCTGCTATAGATGAGTGGTATGACAATGAAATCTATCTTCTTCGTAGAGAATTAGACAATAATTTGATATCCCAAACAGATTATACAAACACCCTCAAAGATTTACAGGAAGAAGAAGAAAAAAGGACAGATGCTGTTGAAGCCGCTAGCGACTTACAACTGGAACAATTAGAATCTCAAAAAGAACTAATTCAATCTAATATTGAGCTAATAGAATCTCAAGCCATGTTAGCTGCTTCCTTAAATAATGTAGAATTTAAAAAAGCCGATGGACCTTTGGATGCGGCTCTCAGTCCAATTAAAGCAGTAACTGACACTGTTGGTTCAGTGGTAAAGTCTGTTAAAAAGTTCTTTGGATTCGATGTAGGGACTTCAAATGTCCCTAAGGATATGTTTGCCATGGTTCACCAAGGAGAAGGAATTATCCCCAAAACCTTCAATGAAGGGATAAAAAGTGGTGATTACACTCTAGTAGGTAAAAAGCAAAATCTTTATGGACTAGATCAAGAAAGCCAACAGCTTGGGGGTAACCAACAAAATATAACCATTAACTTAAATGGTTCTATTGTAGGAATTGAAGACCTCTATTCAAAGATAAAAGCCATTGAGAATAATCTAAATCGAAAAAGGATTGCAGGATGATACATAGAATCTACCTCCAATTTCCTGAAGAATCTAATGAAATAGAAATCTCAGATCTAGTAGATTTAAGACAGACCCAAATCAACCAGGTTCTTTATAATTCTAGCCTTAGGTCTGCCATTAATTCTTATAGAACAGCTATCAAATATAACTCTGGCATAGCTCAAAATCTTTTAATTAGAACAGGAACCATCAAGGCTAGAGTTATAGATTTAGACAATAACCCAGTGTTTACAGGCTATGTTGAAGCCAATACTGGATTGGCTATTGGGAAAACTACAGGTTGGATTAATCTTGAAATCTTTGATAACTCCTATCTTCTAGACAAGGATATTAATCTAAGTATTAGTTGGGATAATTTCAAAGTTTGTAATCCTGATAATACAGAAGAATCAATTGTTCATAAATTAATCTCATTAGCTGGTTACGAAGATGATTATATAAACACAATTACAGATCTAATTGATGTAGAACTTAGAAACTTTACACTCACAGCCGGAGACTCTCAATATCGTTCCATTTTGGATACTCTATTATATGAGTATGGTTATGTATTCAATTTGAATGCTCTGGGTCAATTCTATCTCTATAATTGGGGTGAGTCCAAGAGTGATCAATACTCAATTGAACCTAAGAATATTATCGCGGATAGTCTAACAATTGAATCAGTACAAAATGAGTTTACAGGCATCAACATAAAATGGTCTGAGTTGGCAGAAATAGAGGATGTTCTTTTATATCGCGAAAACACCCCCTATGATTCTAAAGGGAATAGAACAGGAGAAATGCTTGGAGGTGGTGAATACTACCCTCTTCTAGGTTTCGCAGAGGACCACTTTCAAAAATATGATGATAAGTGGCTAGATCTACCCTATTTATCAGGAGATGCCCTATTAGAGAATGATGATATTTCTTTATTAACCACTTGGAATCAATATTTAGACTATAGTGTTGATCTTGGTATTACAGTCGAAAAAGAGATATATGAAGCAAAAAGGGCTCAAATATTGTTACGTAATCCGACAACAGAAATTAAACGACTATATTACATGGATATTCGTGGAGATGCCTTATACAGAAAGAACATTCAAGAATCTATTGTCGATTTTATAGATGGCTCAAATCGTAAAGAATATGAAACAAAATACATTTATGATTTGAATAGTGCCTCTAATTTATCAAACTATATTTCAAATAGACTAAATGGCTACACTACCCTCATTAAGTTCAAATCTAGAGCCAAATATTCACTCGGTTCTATAGTTAGCTTTACCACTTTAATAACTGGATTTAATGACGTTCTCAATTTATCTGGAAGAATATCTAATATAACCATGAATGAAGAATATGATTTTTCCATTTACACTTTAGAGAGCTTGGGGAATGCTCAAATCTACACCCCCATAACATCCAGTACAAATGGCCGATCATCTAACCTTCTCTTTATGGACCAGTTAAATAAGAAATTAGGAAACACACCAAGCTATGATGAAATCCAAGTTGGATGGGAAAGCGAAGAAGACGGATATTTCAAAGATCCCCAAAAGCTCACAAACAAAGGGAAAATAGAAAATGTATATGGACAGGCTACAGGCTTATCCATTCTATTATCCTGGGATCGTCCAGTATTATTAACCGGAAAGTTCTTCTATGAAATACAAATTGCTGAAGATTCAGATGGTGACCTAGAGTGGAAATCTATCTCCATTGATGGAGGCTTAGGGAACACAAACTCTGTTACTGTTGCTTATGCAGAATGCTTTTCTACAGGCAAACTTAACCTTGATGAAGAAAATGGGATTGTAAATCCTACTATCTATTGCTTTAGGGTAAGGGTGGCGGTTTATCCTGGTGATGAAGACTCACCGAGAGGTGATTGGTCAGACACAAAGAGAGTCATAGTAAAGCCCATATACTCAGGAGAGTTAGGAGCTGGTTCTGTTTCAGGTGAAGTGTTGAACAATGCCTTTTCTAAAGGAAAACTTACACTTAATACTGAAACAGGACTTTGGGAATTAGCCACAAACTCTATTTCATCTGAAGAGCTTCAAAACGATTCTGTTACTTCCCAAGCTATTCAAGCTAATGCCGTTGGACTAGAAGCTATTAGTCTTGATGTGTATGCAGACATTAAAAGGGAAATATCATTTGAAGGTTTAGCTTTCTATCTGAACAATGAACCAGAAGAAGGAGATGTCCGCTCTCTATTAATCAATACACATATAGCTTTTCAAAAATATACTGAGGGAGATTGGGATAGTCTCTTCTTATTGAATGAAGAAGGTATTCATTTAAAAGGAGATATGACAATTGATTCCGATCTCCTAATTGGTGAAAAGTTGTTTGTAAATCAGATTGGAACTTCAACTATTTCCACAATGAAAATGTCTGCACAAAGTTTTGAGTTCTATTCAGGAAATGCAGCAAATGTAAGAGCTGGTTATATAGGAATTGATTCTAATTGGTACTTCGATGGCCCCATCAACCTGACTTCAAACGGTTCGAAAATATATGAGGAAATTGAACCTGATGCCAAGATGGTAATTGAGCCTCTAAATGATGAAAGTAAAGCATTACATTTTGATTCATCTCTTGGTGAGTGGATATTTAACACTTCAATTTCCGCTAAAGGAATTGTCACTGCGAATTATTTTGAAACTAATATGATTGAATCAGAAAATATCATAGAAGGAATTGTAGGTGTAGCAGATAAAAAAGGGGCTGAGTTTGATAAAATTATTTATACAATTGGGGAAAGTAATAAGACCTTAGATTCATTAACTGGATTTGGATATCATTATGGAGACGAAATTCCTTATGGAAACGATGATCAATTGTTTTTTGCGAAGGATGGAATTGTGGGTCATAGAATAGGTTTACACGGGTGCCTATACTCTGAATTATATCATTATGCTAAAGGTTTTATAGGAGATACAGCCGCAGTGAAAAAGTTGTATTTAAAAGGAGATGGGGCTCTTAAGTTGACAACCATAGAAATTGATGACTCAAAAAGTATTGTAAAACTTGGTGGTTTTTTTCAATTTGGAGCAAATACTTTTTCATACCCTCCTGGAATATATGCTAGCAGTTTTATTGCAAGCTATAATGATTCTGGAGATCCAGATACTGTACTGTCAAAAGAATTTCTAAAGACTCCTGGATGGATTTACTCAGGAAAGGGGCATCAGATAAATGATTATTGGGGTGTAACAACAAGAAAAACAGAAAATGATTGGTATAACGTATTCGGTGATAGAATACCAGATATTGGTGATAAATTAATGTTAACAGGAGGAGGGCATTTTATTAATGATCACATTGGACGTTCCAGACCTGGAATTGCTTGTTTCATAGAAAGGTTGTCTAGTAACACCATACAGCTAAATTATTATTCAACTTCGGATTCAATTGATTATGCAGTATCAAAAAGAAATATAGTAGCTGGAGATGGAGGGCTTGTAAGCCAAGCGCATTATATAGCATGGTAGGTGGATAATGAATAAAAATTAATATACATATTTATATTTAGCACTCTATTCTTATTTTCTTGTAGTGAGAATAGTCCGAATACGCCTAGTTATGTGATTACACCAGAAAATATAAGAGAGCGAGCGTTTGAACTAACTGAAGAATATATCTGAATGAATTATGAATGGGGTGGTCAAAGCTAATATTAGAAAATAGATATTAATAATTTTTTAAGGGAAGGGTTATTATGAGGGTGACATATGGTCAAATTTTAGTATTAATAAAAAGTGGTGCATTTAAGGTTCTATCAAATATAAAAGCAAAAAGTTTTAGCTCTGCTGAAAACTATCTAGAGTTTCTGGAATCAATCGAAACACAAGCAAGAAAATACAATTCTCTAATATCCAAACTTGATGATTCTATCGAAATAGAAGAACTAATCAATAATGAAGTTGAAATAACAGACTCTCCATTTTCAAGAGAAACACTAGAAACGTGTAATGATGAGTTTTCAGCAAATATTATTATTGGTATACGTCCATTTCTATCTGAGAAAGAAATTGGTTAGGATACATTATGGGAGATGAAGACAGAGAACAAGACAAACAAATAGGTAAACTCTGGGCAGAAGTCAAAAGACTATGGGATTTTCTTCATGGTCCTAATGGTGATAACGGGCTTAGAAGTAGGATAGTTAAACTAGAGGATCAATCAATAAATTTTGCAACAAAAAAGGATGTTCTCTCAGTGAAACAGGAAGTCCTTACTGCAATTAAAGAATCAAAAAGAACAGGTCAAGAAAGATTTAAGAACTGGGTTTATTTCTTGGCAGTAGTATCAACAATAATATTTGGGTTATGGGACAAGCTATTTTAGGAGGGATTTATTTTGAGGATGACTATAAGATTTTGTCACATGGATTCCCCTTCTCTGCTACAGGAAGGGGAAATAATTAGTTATGGAACAAAGATTGGTAGAATGGGAAACACTGGAAGTTCTAAAGGTGCTCATGTTCATACTGACATTGTCCAAGGATACAAAAAAGATGTTTATCATTTGAAAGACATAATGAATAACATTACAGATCTTGAATCTGTTTGCCGCCAATTCTACTATTTTCTTCAAGACGATTTCTTTAATACACCGCTTTTTGTTACGTCACATTTTGGAACCATTGATTATGGTAAATATAGAAATGGAAAAGTTAGTGAATGGAAGTTTCATCCTGCTTATGACATTGTTCCAGAGAACCGCCATTTAACCAAGGCTAACTTTGATTTCTATTGGAATAGATCAGTAAATGGCGTATGCCTTAAATCTGGTTTTGATAGAGATTATGGTAATTATGTGAATATAGGTTTCGAGGTATAAGTATGGGATTTGATATAGCTAGCTTTCTTGGTGTAGGAAAAACAATAAAGGATGGAGCTGAGGGAATAGGCTCAGCTACAGAGCAAATCATATATGCGGGAAAGGGAAAACTCCCTCCTGAAGAACAAGTTAAGATAGAACAAATTAAGTCTCAGGCTGAAGGACAGATGTGGGAAACTATTTCAAAGATGTCCAATTCGTTTCAAAACTTTACATTGAAATATGAAGGGGAGGCAAAAGACCTACCTAGGCCTATTCTGCTTGCCAGGTCTTTAGTTAGGCCATTATTCACTTATCTTGTACTTGGTCAGGTGGGTATTATCTTTGGATTGGACTTCTGGAGATATATGAAAGGAACAGGTGCTTTCGAGTTAGTCAAAGGAATGCCTTCTGAATGGTGGGTAATGGTTTGGATTGTGATTGGTTTCTATTTTGGAGAAAGAGCTGTTACTAATGCCTTATCAAACTCTGTTACTAGTAAAAAATAACTCGAGTGCAAGCGCTTGCACTTCACTACACAATTAATACAATATGTGTACTAATAACGCATTAAATACACAATGTATTTTCGTGTCCAAGCGCTTGGACACGACTACTTTTCTTATCAATGATACAAAATCTATACACCATTTTCTATCGCTCAATACTTTTCAATTTTGAACTAATGTTATTTGCCTTCTCGATGCATTTTCAATGCTCTTTCAATAACCTTTTTTTCACCTTCATCTTGTATTTCAATAATATAGACATCATTTCCAGAACTGATGATCTTATCTAATCTATCTCTTGAAATTAAAACAGAATCACCTATCTTAACTTCTTCATTAGTGAAATCAATCTTTCGATCTGTATCATAAATAGACTTAGTCGATTTTGGTTTATCGATCTTATTACTATCTTTAGTTTTTAGGAGTGCTAAAAAGCTTTTTAGATTAAGTTCAAGACTTGGATTGTATTGATCCTTATTAAGATAAGCTAAAATATAACGTTGAGCCTGTCGTACTCCAAAAGGTAAATTATCATTTACCCATGGAGTAAATTCTCCATGTGGCAACACTTTCTTTTGATCAAAAATGATCTCACCTATTCGGAAAATATTCGACATTGAATCTTGGGCTGCTTTTGTGAATCTTTCTTCAATTTCATTATATAAATTGATGATTTCATCTTCTGGAGAGTCATACTTTCTGGATTCTTCTGTATAGGCTGAAGGATCCCATTTATTTCTGATTATTTTACTATCTTTCAC